GCGGAATACAACCCTTAATGGATCTACTCGCAAACGAAAAGCTGGTAGTGAACGTTTGTGCTTCGTTAGGTGGTGTCCCTCTCCAAGGGAACTTCGTCTCAACCACGAAGAAACACGATCGGCAGGTAGATCAAAATCCTGTCGGACAGGCTGTTCACTGGGCCTGTGTTGTGTGGAGTGCCTGGTATACGGCGCTCACACTGCGGACGTCGAGTGGGCTTCCCCAAGACTGCTGTGATATACTGAATAGAAATCACTTAGTCAGTGAGGATCCCGCTGAGTCGATCGTACATGACTTAGCAGCTCGCTATCTTTCTTCATCGAAATACGCTGTCAAATATGTCAAAGAACAGACAATTTGGCTATCAGCGCAGCTCTTGGGACAGAAAGAAAGTGAAATGCCAGTGGTCACGCTCCGCGATGGTGTTCCTATAATTACGAAAGGCAAGGAAGGTTATTTTGGTGGCGGCTGGGTCTATCATCGTATTTCTCTGTTGAAACGGAGATATTGCGTAACCGGTCAGTCAAACCACTCTGCTACTATGCACCGTCTGGGCCTAGCCCTCGACCTGTTGAATTCTAAGACAGGCATGCCGGCTGTAGACGAAGCTTTCGTTGAAGGAACTCTCCATTCCTACTCTGATGATATGACACGATGTGTTCCTCTTGGTTGCGACACCGAAAAGCAGTCCCTGATGAAGGATGCTATCCGTGTTCGCATTGATACACTCGTTGATCGGATCTTCCGTGGTAAGGTCTTAAATATACACGACCAAATTCCGAGTCTGAACGCTAGTTTTGAAAACGCTCAGAAGTACGGTGGTTCGTTTGGTGCTCTGTTAGCCAAATGGGCAGAAGATGTTCACCCTGATGCACCGTCCTTTGACGTGCCTCGTGAGGGGGAGCCTGATCCTGCCGTGTGTCCTTGTTTCGATGTTGAAGAACATTCGATAGACCCTAATCCACTTTCTAGAGATGTGAATGGAACCCGTGGACCTGTGAAGCTGGTCCTCCCGGGTCTTGACCTGATGCCGTCCTGGCGTCAGTTTCTCGACAAGGAGGTGCGTGAGGTGGTATGCTCTGGCAAAATCGATGCCAAGCCCTTTGCTATAAAGGAACCCCTCAAATGTCGTGTTATAACCATGCAGCAATCTATTGCCACTGCGTATGCTATGATGATGCAAAAGGAAATGCATTCTACCATGCGTCGTATTCCATGTTTTCAATACATGGGTGGTCCGATTGAAGATGAGTCCTGGATGAAGCATTTTAGCCGTGTACTCCTTGACGGTGAGATGTATTTGAGTGGAGACTATGACGGGGCAACCAATAATATGGATCCTACGTTCTCACTCTATGCTTGGGACTCTATCTGTCGGGTTATGAGTTTACCCGACGGTATGCCGCTGCTTGGTTCTGTGTGGCATGAGCTTGGCCGACTTGATTTAGTCGGGCATCTCTTTGACTTCTCTAAGTCCGGGGACGGCGTGCATCTGCAGACGTGGGGTCAGCTTATGGGTTCTCCCACTAGCTTCCCTATATTATGTCTGGTGAATGTCGCTGCATCCTCTGTTGGGTTGGGCCTCTCTGTAGATGACACTCTCTCTGAAACTTGTGAGATTGTTGTCAACGGAGATGACCTTGCGGCAGTGTGCCCTTACGACCGCTACGACGAGTGGAAATTCGCCGTTGGTTGCGTTGGTTTTAAGCTGTCGCTAGGTAAGAACTACATCTCTAGAGAGTTTATGATCATGAACTCTGAATGTAGGTGCCCTCTAACTGTCGCAGGTGTCCTTCAGAAATGGGACTACGTCGGTTTCCTTAACCAGGCGTTACTGCGTGGATATGAGAAGAAAGGTATCTTTGCTGGAGATGATCTCAAGCCCACTATGACTTGGCGAGACCTTGGGGCGCGTGCGAGGGAATTGGTCGCTGGCTTGCCTGATCGGACAGCCAGTCACGCTCTTACTGAATTTATACGTTGCCATCGGACTGTTTTGGCAGACGTCCCGCAGGGCTGCTCTTGGTGGATTTCGGAGCAACTAGGTGGCGTCGGTCTTCCGAACGTTGACGGTGTCTCTTTGACTACCGCTGACCTTCAGACAGCCACCCATGTCAGTTGTCTTGATATAGAAGCCAGGATGAAACTTCTTTCAAAGCCGAAGGCTATGAAGAAGGGTCTCTTGGATCAGCTTCTGTCTGACTCCGAAACCTACTATAAGAGGATCTTTCCAGTACGGGTTCAAGATCGTGATCCCTGGGATGTTACTTTGGAATCTTGGGGAATTCCTTTGCCGCGTGAAAAGTCGGATATCGGTTCTACTCTACGCATGGCCTTTGTCTTAAAGGGTTATCTTGCGTGGTATTCCGGCTTGACCACTGGTGCAAGAGTTGCGCTTCTAAGCGCAGATAGTCGGGACAAATCCCATGTTGTCCCCTCAATCGGATCTTCTCTTGATCCGCTCGGTTTGACTCGAGATGTTAAGCGTCTTAAGGCCCGACTTGAAAAGGTCGGGCTTACCGCACAACACGAGGTTCTTCCCTGGAACCTTGACGATCGCTTACCGACACCAGAGGAGTTTGCTGACGACCTTTTTAAGGCTCCGAAGCTCCATCTGATTCGTGTTGAGGCTGCCCAGAAATGGGTGCCTCCTCAAGAACTAGTAGTCGATTATCGTTCTCCTTCGCTTCTCCCCGTATATGACGGTTTCTGCAATGAACCAATTGCACCTCGGAGAAGGTGTCAACACGCTCCCACCAATATAGAGCGTTTCCTCGTCCGCTTGGGTGCTCGTCTCTTGGAGAGCATCTCGGTACCGCCGACAGTGGGTTACCCCCTCTCTGTCGTGTACCGCGGTGATTATGACCCGACACAAGGCATCCAGCCTTTATTGTCTGATTTTCCTGACAATGTTGGATGCGTGAGCTGGGTTGACTTTTATCGATCAGTCTACGCCGTGCATTTAGGCGAGATGGCTGAGGGCGCTTTCCCCGGTGAAACCGGATCACAGTTTGAAGCTGTGGCGGTGAAGTCGGTCTAGGGTGCTCAAGATACTGTCAATCTCTGTGTATGCATGTACCTGTGTGAATGTAGGGGCGGTCGTAAGGCCGTATCCGACTCCATTTCCAGTACAGCAGCTCATGGGTTTGCTTAGGGTAGATTTGGGATTATCTACCCGCCATCAAGGTTAAGAACTCTCCGCTGTTCCGTATCTACGGTCAGCCTTGGAGCTTTCCTTGCTTTGGTGCATATTGG